CCCCAGCGCCGCCACCGCCATCTAGCGTAATGACAACCTGCGTAGCGCCAGTAGGCACTGTTTCAGTAACAGCGGTTCCAGACGTGTACGTATTGGTGACGGGGGTGAAACCCCCAACCGACCCAAGCAGCGCCATTTGGATGCCGCTCATTAGCTGATCCCTGCGCCAGAGATGATCGCTTCAGTCGGGCTGTTGAACCAAACGGTAGCCATACCCCGCGCAGCCAGAGTGCGATTGCCTGTGTTAGCGGTGCCGGCCTGTCGGAGGGTAGTTACCCCAGCCGTGATTGTGACAGCCGACGCGCTATCGTTGTAGATAGAGACGGCATCTCCGGCAACGAAGGTACTGTTCGGGATCGTGATACCAGCAGTGACCGCGATGCACTTACCAACGTCTGCCACGACAGCGGTGGTCGTCGTCGTGGAACGCGGAATGTTTCTATACCCGATGACAACACCGTCGATAGTTGCTGTCGTGGCTACAGATGTGACGCTACCGCCCAACGTGATATTGCCGCTGCTGGTAACCGTTCCAGTGAGCGTGAGGCCGTTGACCGTGCCGGTGCCTGACACCGAAGTTACGGTGCCACCGCCACCTGTTGCGGCAATTGTAATGGTGCCAGTGCCGTTTGTGATGCTTATACCAGAACCGGCAGTGAGCGTGGCTTTAGTCAACGTGTTCCCAGTGGTGTTACCAATTAGCAGTTCGCCGTTGACGTAGGTCGTCTGCCCTGTGCCACCGTTGGCCACGGGCAGGGTGCCGGTCACGCCAGTGGAGAGCGGAAGCCCAGTTGCATTGGTCAGAGTAGCTGCCGACGGTGTGCCGAGGTTAGGCGTGACAAGCGTAGGGCTGTTCGATAGCACCACAGCAACCGTGCCAGTCGAAGTCGTCACGCCTGTGCCGCCGTTCGCCACCGGAACAGGGCTATTAATAACTGCCATCGACCCAAGGCCAAGAGTTGACCTCCCAGATGCGGCATCTGACGCAATGAACAATGCATCACCAACGGCAGTAGAACCAAGATCGGAGCGAGCAACGGTTGCACTTGCCGAGGTAAATAGCGCGCTCCCGAGGGATGTCGCCCCAAGATTAGTGCGAGCAGCAGAAGCTGTTATCGCTCCGGTTCCACCTTGAGCCACGCTGATAGGGAGTGAAATACCCCCAGTATCAGCTTCTACAACATCGACACCATTGCAATACAAAATGCTGCGCTGGTTGCGAGCGATAGCGACCCCTGAGCCTGCCGAAGTTTTTACCGTGATGGTGTACGCCGCTGACGCAGCGTCCGTTCCGTTTGAAATCCAATATTGCTGTACCGTCGCGGGGACAACGATTTGCATATTGCCGGTCAACGTACCAAAGAAATTATACGATACCCGATTAAGCTCATTACCGCTCAGAACATATGGGCTTGCATCAGAGGTCAAATCAATTGAAATATAATCGAACGCAAACTCTACGCTTTGCCCGATTCCAATGGTAAAGAAGTTGCTGCCATCCGAAAATACAATCGCGCTATCAGCAGGATTTAAAAAGATAGATGAAAGTCCATTAATGTTCTGGCCACCGACGCTTGTTTGAATGGTAATGCCACCAGTGCCGCTATTGCGAACATTTACAAACCAGTCACTTCCAACTGAACTAGCGGACGACAAAGACAGTGTGCCAGCGCCGCCAGTCCAGTTAATTGCCGAGGCGCGGTCAACGGAGCCTATTGTATAATTTGAGCCAATTGAAGACACCGGCATGGATTGATTGAGTGTCGCACCAATCGCCTTGATACCGGCACCAATGAGTGAGCCGGCGGTAGCCGAAGAAGTTCCAGCGCCGTATTGGAAGGACCGCCAAGTCCCGTTCACGGTCGAGCTATTGGTCAGATATATCTGCCAAGCCTGACCGGGAGGGATGCTGACAATCGTACTTCCGCCGTTGTTAGCGACGACAAATGCGTTTGCACCGACGTTAAAGAACAGCGCAGTCTGACCGGCACCAGTCTCGTTTGCGGGCGGCATACGGATGACGAGGCTACCAGCGGTCGCCGTGACATCCATAATCTGAGCGACGATGTTCCCGTTCGGTACGGTTTCGAGCGGCCAGTCCAAAGTGGTGTTGGCCGACAGGGTGATTGCCCGATACGAAACATCCGAAGGATAAATCGTTGTTCCGCCGAAAACGTTGGTGAACGTCATGCCTCGCGCCTCACAATGGTTCGGTCGATAATCTGCCGCTGGTCTTCGTTGTTCAGTGCGGCAACGGCCCTATTATAAAAACCTTCCCAAACAGAAATCCTCTCGTCATTCTTCAGGAAAGAGGTGGATTCGAGAAGGGAGGCATAAAGCAGCGCGTTCGGCGCGTACTCAGTCCACCAGTTTGTCTGGTTCGTATCGTCCAGATATGCCGGGTTTTCGTGATAGACCACCTCAAATGGGTATGCCAAATTCGGCGTAGGCGCTATCAGCCAATTGCTATAGTTATAGTCGGCGTAGTAGCGCGGCTCTGCGGTTAAGGTGGGGTTGTTCCAGACAGTCCTGCAAAACTCATAGGATCGCGGCGTCAGAACATCTCTCGTATTGAAGCCAGTGCCAGTTCCAATCGTCACGCTGATAGTTTCTCGCCAGCGGTCGGGCTTGGCATAGACGCTCTGGTTGACTATCAGTGCGGAAGAAACGACGGTAATTGTGCCTTCGATCTTTAGCTCACGCCCTAGTCGGCGCTCAGCCAGATTAATGAGCTTGGGAAGCTGCTCATAAACGGTCGTGTCGCTGACATCTCCGCGCTCAAGATAGGCTCGCATGTCGTCTTGAAGACTGGAAAAGTTCATTGTTGCCGGCATCGAAGCACCATAGCATAAGTGTTTACTTCATGGAAGCGCGTGAACGAAGACCGCTTCCGCGCTGTCAAGGCGAAACTAAAACAGCCCGAAAAACCTCCGACGCTTCCCGTTGAGGCTGTCGTAAATCTGCTGCTCCCGTTTCTCGCAGGCGGTGACAACGGAGAAGACGTAAGACTTGTCAGCGTTCGCGGCCTCAAGCCTGCCGGTCTGTGCGACAAACGCCGCCGCCCAGTCCTTCTGAGTTTCCGCCTTCGACACATCAGCGCCGATCACTGGCTTCCATGCGTCAGGTGAAACAAAATCACTGCACTTTGCAGGTGGGATGGTCAGCCGGGTAACTGTGGTTGAACAGGCAGGCAGCAGTACGAGCAGCGCGAGAAACAGAGGCATCGTCAGCCCCGGAAAGCACGGCTTCCATCCCAGAGTTTGCTTTCTCTTCGATGATACGCCTTTCAACATAGTGGCTCTCCGTTATCTTTTGCGCGTCTTTTGATGCATCGTTCCTTGTGCCAGCGACGGTTCCTGCATTCTCAGCCTCGGTAACTCGTTTTCTCATCTGCCCCGGCTGGACAAAGACTTGATAGAGCGCGATCCCGCAAGCGACTGACAATACAGCAATCCAGAGATAGCGAGCTATGGCCTTGTGAGTTTCTGTGAACGTCACTTCTCACCGCGCCACAGCATGCCGCCCAGACCCGAAGCAAACAAAGCGCCTATGAGCCACTTCACGTTTTCAGAGGCTAGACCGGCTGCTTCCACCGGAATAATAACCGGAATCACCATCAGAGAGATGGCGAGGAGAACAGCGAGAACCCCGGCAATCGTGGTCTTGTAAGAAGCAAGACCCTTTTTAATCCAAGCAATCATTCTACCACCTCAATAATGTGATCTTTGCTACGCCAAATCTGTTCGCGAACAGCGCGCTGCAAGATGATGCAGCCAGATGAAGCTGTTCCCGGCGCTGATACGCTGTCGCCGTGAATTTGAAATGCAGATCGGCCAGTCGAATCGTGAACCGTGTTACCCGGCGTGGCGTCCACTGGGTACAAGTCCATTGCGAACGGCCCAGTTCGCGGAGATATGCGCGGCTCACCAATGCGATAGCGGCCGCGAGGAAGTGGGCCGATGCCAGCCACAGACTGAAGCGAGGGATTATTCCTCCCTCGTCCTTTTCCTGAATAGCCGCGAGAGACAATCGCGCCATCTTTGGACAACGTTCCTGCGCTCTGATCCCAGACCCACATCAATCAGTCTCCCGTGCCGGAGTGCGTAGTGCCAGAGGGGGTCGAACACATAAACGACTCCGCTAAGAGCGAGGCGTATGCCACGCCATCCAGTAGACTATCTGAATGCGCCTTGTCAGGATTTTGCCACTGGCGCACCATTTTCAAGAGTAGCATTATAAGCCAACCTTCAGATTCCGTCAATGATCGGCCGGTGATCGCGTTGAAGGCGGAGATGATCGCCTTCATGCTGCGCTCGCCCTCTGGCTTATCATACTGATCTGCGCGTTCTCGCATCGTGTGCGACGCGGCCATCAGAAACTCAATCGCGGCGGATGGAAAAACTTCTGAGTTCATCTTCATATTCCTTCGTCCTTATGCGGATGATGTTCGCAAACTGATAATCGATCTCGGCAATGGCTCGCTGCATCGCGGCATGCTTGGCTTCATGCGCGGCCTTGAGCGCCTCGACTGCTTCTTCTAGGCGGTTCATATCATATCCAGATTTACGCGAGAACGATCAATTTCTCCAAACTCCCTGTGATATGTTATCACCTTCATGTCGCGTTTAGCGCGATATCCAGATTTCCTGTGCCAAGCGTCGGAAGCGGCAAGAGTGCGGTGTGTTTCGACGGTGCATCCAACCAGATCGACTGATCGATCATGATGGTAATGCCCCCTATGGAACACGCGATGTTTTGCGCGTCCCCATGCCTGAGGCTCGTCGTGGGCCATGATAGATGGTAGGTCGTTTTCCTTGGCCCCGTCTCCGTGAGTGAACCCGATGAGGTTGTTGCCGAACTCATGAAAGTGATAGTATGCGGCCGGATCGGTTATCGTGACGCGGGGATTGTTGTGAAAGAACATATCAAGGGCGACGGCCATCGCGATGGCTGACACGTCGTCATGGTTGCCGCGTTCGTTGAACACGATAACATTTTCGTGCTTCTCAAGCATGCGGTAGATCAGGTGAACCATCGTCCAGCCGCCGACGCGAAGAACTTCATGCCAGCGGCCGTCGACATCTAGATGATTCCCACTCTGCTTTGTGCGGGCGCTGTTGTCATCAGCGTGGAAGAAGTCTCCAAGGTTGGCGAGGATCGCGTTCTTGGAAGGAGGGGCTTTCGCGACAAGGCGATCAACGACGCCTTTGGTCACCTTCTCCGCAATCTTTAGATCAAAGTTTTCCCCAGATTCTGGCGCGTGAGACTTCATGCCGAAGTGCGGATCACCCATTGGATAAACGCAGAGAAGGTCTTCATCGACGATGTCGCCACCATCGATCATCGGGCCGGGTGGCTTCCCTTCGCAAATCCCCATTACAAAACTGCGAACGCTTTCCGCAATCGCGGCCTTCTCAGGAGACTGAATCTGCCACTGCTGACCGATGCTACCGTCAGCCTTGAAATTTGTGCTGATCCGCTTGAAAGCGAAGCCGGGGATGGTCTTGTCTTGCTCAACAATGCTATCAGAGCCGCCAAGGGTTTGCCTTACTGAGAACCCCTTCAGGCTCCCATTGGCATCGTACTGATCCGTTACTGCTGAAACACTCATTCCGGAAAGCGGGGCTGAAATTCCCCTGCTCGCCAGTTCGCTTGATAGATTTCTCTTGATTGCGTTTTGAATTGCGGCTCTGGACACGCCTAAAACCCGAGACGCCTCTCTCTGGTTCCCTAAGGTAAAAGCAATTTGAGCGATCTCAGCATCACGCTGCGGATCGATGTCGTACTGATTGGTGGCCATTCACTACTCCTGTCAGTAGTTATGCTGGCTTAAACCAACCCACAAATCCGGTGGCGATGGCGGCAATCAGGCCAGCGAAGAATGTTAATGTGATACCCACGCCAACGCCTATGCCCAGAAGATGGGAGCGTTGTTTATT